CATCAAGACGAAGATCACCGACGCGGTGAAAGAGGAGTATCTGGCGGGCAGCAGCAGCGACCGCAAGCGCCTGGAAACGAGGCTGCTGAAGCTGACCAAAGCGGACGGAACCCCGATGTATGAGAACAAGAACTTTGCCCAGTGGGTGAAGGACGCGGCAAAAAAGGAGGAACAGGCAAAAAACAGCAAGGATGAGTGGGCAGGGGTGAGGTGAACCTCTCAGTCACGCTTTGCGTGACAGCTCCCCTAGTAGGGGAGCCAAGTTCACGTTGCAGCTCTTTTGGGGGGAGCTCTGCTTAGAAGAAAGGGAGACCGTTCGGGGTGAACGGCCTCCCTTTTGTATGTCCGGGGTAGTTGCACCCGGCGGGGCGTGATAGGATAGGGGCAGGAAGGGCGCACAAATCTGAAATAGACCTCTGGATCGATAGAGGAGTGCGCCCGATTGGTGAAGGGAGTGAAACTGTGAGCCAACTGGATATCAAGATCAGAAAGCTGCAGGATAACGGTTCGACGTTCCGGGCGAACATTGAGACGCTGTATCTGGGCGGTGTGCGGAGCGCCAAGGTGGACGAGCTCCGCTTTGAGCTGCCGGAAGAGTGGAAGAACTGCACCGTGACCCTGCATGTGCAGCGCCTGAGCGGCACAAAGCCGGACCCGCAGATCCTGGACGAGAACAACAGCGCACTGGTAGACCGGCGCTGGACACTGGAAAAAGAGGGCACCTGGATGCTGCTGGCCATCAACGACAGCGGCTACATTGCCATGACCAAGCCCGGCAAGTACACCTGCTATGACACCATCGACACCGACACGACCACCGAGAACATTACGCCGAGCATCTATGAACAGTTCGTGGCCGAGGTGACGAAATACGCCAAGCAGGCGCTGGAGAGCATGAACGCGGCCAAGACCAGTGAGACCAACGCAAAAACATCCGAAACCAACGCCAAAGCCAGCGCGGACAAGGCGAAGGCAAGTGCTGACAGCATGGATGCGAGTGTGGCCACCTGCACCACAAAGGCCGGGGAGGCCGAAGCAAGTGCGGCAGGAGCAAAGACCAGCGAGACCAACGCAAAAACATCGGAGACCAATGCCAAGGCCAGTGAGAATGCGGCAAAGACGAGTGAGACAAACGCCAAAGCCAGCGAGGACGCAGCAGCCCTGAGTGAGACCAACGCCGCCGCCAGCGAGACCGCCGCCAAGCGGGCCCTGCAGGACACGGAGACGGAGCATACCGCCGCCTTGCAGGACATCGCGCGGGCCCGCACCACGGCCCTGAACGATGTGGCCAACTCCACCAGGACGGCCACCACTGCGGCAGAAACCGCCACCCAGCAGGCCACCGCCGCTGCGGGGAGCGCTTCCACCGCCGCCACCAAGGCCGGGGAGGCATCCACCAGCGCGGGGGCGGCGAAGAACGATGCCGACCGGGCAGAGAAAGCCAGCACCAATGCGGCCAATGCGGCCACCAATGCCGTGAAACAGGCCAAGGAAGCCGGAACCTTTGATGGTCAGTCGGCCTATGCTCTGGCTGTTCAGCTGGGGTACACCGGCAGTGAATCTGCCTGGATCGCCAGTCTGAAAGGCGCAAAGGGCGACAAAGGAGATACCGGTGCGCAGGGCCCCAAGGGCGAAACCGGAGCCACTGGACCACAGGGGCCGCAAGGGCCTACCGGTGCAACTGGAGCCAGAGGTCCCACAGGCGCGACCGGCCCGCAGGGCCCGGCGGGTGCTTCAGCGGTCTATACCAGCGGAACCTATTATGTGCGCTATACCGATGGAACACAGATCTGCTGGGGAACCAACATGGATAGAACGTATTTTCCTGTTGCCTTTGCAAATGCAAATTACTCTTGCATTGGGTCGCTTCAAACGAAGTACCCGGACAATGTGAGCTTTGGCTTTACTGACAAAACAACAACATCTATGTACATAAATCTTTCCGGAAGTCGGGAATATGTCAACTGGATCGCCTATGGCCGCTGGAAGTGAGGTGAATGCAAATGGAGATCAAACCCGGAACAAAAATCCCGAAGCCGGTCATCACGCAGGAAGAGTGCGATGCCTATTCTGCCGTTGTGGATGCCATTACCGCCCACAATGCAGCGGCTGCCGTTGGCGAGGCTCTGTGGAGCATGGACGACCAGCCGGAGGCTTACGTTGTGGTTGAGGCCGGCACGCAGGCAGGCCCTGCCGATACACCGAAGCCGACCCCTACACTGGATGAGCGACTTGCTACGGTGGAGAGCGCCCAGACCCAGATGGCGCAGCTGCCTGAAACACTGGCTGCTTTGCAAAAAGAAAACGAGATGCTGAAACAGTGTCTGCTTGAGATGAGCGAGACTGTCTATGCGTAAAATCACACAAAAAATCGAAAGGATGGTATTTATGATGGCTATGTTATGGGCACAGGAAATCATGTCTGCTGAGACTGTGGAGGAGGCAAAAGCTCTGTATGAGCGCTGCCCCCGCTTGCTGAAGGAGAAGGTCAAGGCGATTCTTATCAAGAGCGGCTTTGAGGAAATCACACAGTAAGGAGGACGCTATGGCTGAAATTATGGATGTCTCCCGCTGGCAGGGGAGCATCGACTGGGACGCGGTGAAGCGCAGCGGCAAAATCGACGGCGTGATGTTGCGGGTGCTGGGCAGCAAGGGCGGCAAGCCCTACGTTGACCCGGCCTTCGAGCGCAACTATGCCGCGAGCACGGCGCGGGGCATCCCGGTGGGCGGTTACTACTACACCTGCGCCACCACACCCCAGCAGACGGCCGCAGAACTGGCCGCCCTGCGTGCAGCGCTGGCGGACAAGAACTTCCAACTGCCCATCGCGGTGGATGCAGAAGACCCGAAGCTGCGCGGCCTGACCCCGGCCAAGCTGTCCGCCCGCGTGACCGAAGCCGCTGCCCAACTCGAAGCGTGGGGGCTGTATGCAATGGTGTACACCTACACCAATTTCGCGGACACCGCCCTCGACATGGCAGCCCTCGCTGCTTACGATCTGTGGATCGCGGACTACCGCGGCACGCGCCCCGCCCGCCGCCACGGCATGTGGCAGTACACCGCAG